CGTCGTCGTAATTCGCCGAGATGATTGTTTTATCCCAGCGGATTTTCGACGTCGGAATGCGCCCGCCAAAATCTTGAATCAGATACCACGTTTGAATCAGCGTGGCGTTATTTGTCCATTTCCAGGTCGTCGGATCGGTAAGCGATTGGGTCGCGTCACGCGGATCATAGGCGAACACACCGCGGCAGATCGTGTACATATTTGGACGCGCGACGTTGCCCCATAGAGCCGTAAACGCGGCTTGCGTGGCTGCGCTATTATCTGTGCCGCCGTAGTGAAATTCGTAAACCCCCGTAGCGGTTCCGCGCTGTCTGAACTCGGTTCCGACATTTGGGAATCGAGCCAATATCAAAGGGTCGGTAGCTTGCGCGGATGTGCCGTATCTGAAACAAACGCGCAAGTGACCGGGATAATCTGGTTGTCCGGTGATGGCGATCGGTGTCAAAATCGTATTTGGTGTAATGGATGTGAAACTTAACTCATCCGTACCGATGAATGCCCGTTCAATACCAGAAATCTGACCGAAATTGATGAGCACGCCCATTGTCAAATATGGTGGGTGCTTCTGCTCAAAGAACAACGCGCCTCCGACGTAAGCCGAACCGACAATCACGCGTTGAAACGGAATCGGTTGTCGCTCGGTAACCTGTGCGCCCTGTAACGGTGAGGTGTCGGCAATATTACCGATGCTGCCTGAGTCGCCGCTTGCTGTGATGCTTTGCCCGGTTGCCGGTTTGGACGTGAGCGCGGCGGAGACCAACGAGACACCAATCGACAGCGTCGCTGTAATGGCGAACGTGGTCACAGCTACCGCCGTCGCTGTCGCTTCAATCCCAACAAATGTCAAAAGTGAAATCGAAATCGGGTCATGCGTGACAGCGGACGTGGGCACGATACCGGGACGTGCGGACCATTTCCGCAAGCTTACACGACGCGACTCGGTCGGTAGCGCATCGTCGAGCACTGACCATGCGGACGCAACTCGCTTCGCTCTGACCAGGCTTACGCCCCTTTCTTCGCGACCGACAAACCAACCCCGAGCCCGGCAAATGACCGTTGCGAGCACCGGTTTTCCGTGACTGGTAATCCACACGAGCCCAACATCACCGGGTTGTGCTTGGCGGGGGTCAATCCGCTTCCACTTATGCCGGCGCGCAATGGCGCGTAGCTGCCCGAGCAGTCCGGCACGTCCGGTCACCCGCAACGAACCACGGCGCGTCCTGTAGCGCCCGCGCACGATCGCTGCCGGGTCATAACCGAGCATAGGTGCAAGAATGTCCGCCACCCATAACGCGCAGTCGTCGCGCCCCCACTGCATGACCGTTTCGGCAGCGGTCTCCATTCCGCCGATCACGGCGGCTTCAAGATCGGCGCGCGTCATGTTGGAGTCCATTGCAGGTTTTGATTGATCAGAAGCGGAATCATATCGAAACCGGTTTCCGTCGGGTATACGCGTTTTGCATTCTGCGGTGTCCAGGCTTCCGACACGGCGCGTGCCAGTGTATAAAATCCCGCATGCGCGGTGATCGCTACGGTGGTTGTGCCGTCGGCGCCAATTTGCAATGTCTGATAATCAAGCACTGAGTCGATGATCTGATAAGGATCAAGAATAACCGTATCATCAGACGCGAGACAGTAGAGCCAAACCGTGCCGTGATATCCTTGCACATCATCAGCAAGACCAGCCGCCACGTTCGCGTCAATGCCGCTCAACGTGAACGTAATGTCTTGAATCGCAATGTCGCTCGTGTGCTTGAGTGGGGAAATCGAACCGAGTTGTCCCGTCCCCGCCCACGTGTGACCGTTCCACGACCGCGACCCAATACCCGTTGTAAAGTATCCGGTTCCAGACGGATGACCGATCGCGGCGAATAAACCTCGCGGGTTGCCGTCCTGTAGCGCTGCCGCCATGGCTGCGGTCATTGTCATGGGATCAAGTCCAACGCTTCAACCAGCGTTCCGCCAACGTTGCCCATTTGCGAACTTGTTTCTTCAATCTCGAATTGGGAATCGTCGGTCATGCGAAACAGCGTCGAAGCGTTGCGCAGCGACACGACGTCACCCGCCGCCACGCCCGCGCGCAATGCAGGTTCGATCGCGACGCCGATTTGACCCGATGAATTCGTACCGCCACCGACCATCACTTTGTAAAGGTGCGGTACAGTGCCGGGAATGCCATTTGGTTTGATCTGCAAGAGATCACCACGGCGAATTACACTGGAAGTCGACACGGGCAACCCGCCGAGCGTGACGGTTCTTGCACCCTTCAATGCCGTTGCGGTCAGATAGATTTCGGGCGGCAGATAGCCTGATGCAAACCCGGTGCCATCTGTGAACGTCGAACCATCCGACCAGGTTGCGACACCAGGAGTAAGACTCCGATCATACCATGGTCGCAGGCGTTGCCCATTGGACATGCGCACCACGCCTGCACGACCGCGCAACTGTGAAAAGAACGCATCCACGTCTTGCAGGATCGGTCCGAGATCCGGACGCATGTAATCGGTGAGGGAAGTAAAGGTGACTTCATTTATCCACAATTGCGTATGTGGTCCCGAAATCGAATTACCCGCACCCGACCAAGGTAACTGCGAAGCTTGGTTGATCGATCGCACATTGAACTTTTGCGACACGAGCAAATCGTACCACTCTGTCGGGAAGTCGTAGACTGCAACTGTCATCGTGACGCCCTCAAGAACCCCGGGGATGTTGACTTAAGCCCCGACACAGCCGCAACGGCTTCGCGCACCGCGGCGTCCTTGCTTTGCGTGATCTGCTGTCGCATGCGCGCTTCAGTTTGGGGGTCATTGCCCGTAAACGTATTGTATTGGTTGATTGTCACTGAAGGGGCGCCACCTCCGCCCATGGCTTTCATTTGACCGGGTGTCAGTACCGATTCATCTTTGCGAATGATTGCGGCTTGCTCACCGGGACCGATGCCCGAATGAAACCGCGGTGCATTGTCAAAATACGCGGGGTGAACATAGCGTTTGAACGTCGCAGCATCACCAGGGCCGGCACCACTATGGAAACCGAGCGCAGCCACCAACGGCGCACCACCGACCGACGTTGCTCCGACCGCACCATTGATGCCGCCTGCCGCGTTTACACCCGGAGCACCGCCAAGCAAACCGAACAATGATCCGAGCCCGCCACCGGAACCACCGAACGCGGCGGACCAAAGATTTGACGCAGCCATGTCGGCAAGCTTGCTCGCAATGGAATTAAGCGCCGATTGGCCCGCTTTCTTGAACGCATCCCACACCGTCGCGCCTTGTTGAAGTGCGGAAACGAATGTTTGCATCGGTCCTTGCACCAGATTGGTAAATGCGAATTTCAGATTGTCCGCATTCTGCGCGGCCTGTCCGAGCGCGGAGGCTTCCGCGTTAATCTGCGCGATGTTCTCCGCCGTAAGTGGTCGACCGGCGCGCTTGGCGTCGTTGATGGCGTTTTGTGCGGCGGCATACTGTGCGGCCTGTCCGATCGACATTCCAACCGTTTGGGCCTCGATACGCTGCGCGTCGGTGCTCGCCTTGATTGCGGTCACACCGATGGATTGCTCGGCAGCAAGGCGTTTGAGACTAGCAACCTGCGCGTCGCTGATCTGTACCCCGTTCAAGCGCGCAGCCTGCACCTGTAATTCCACCGAGCGCACCGCGTCGGACGCACTGGCCATTTGACCAAGCAAGCCGATGTGCTGCTGTTCGAGCGCGATTTGATTTTTAAGAACATTTGGGTCGACGGTCGGCTTTGAAGCGGTTGCGGCATTGCCGGGCGCGTTTGATCCGAGTCCGTTATATAGACCGGAGACATCAGAATTATTGCCGAGCTTGTTCCCACCGGCAAGCTGCGCGGCCGTGACGCCTGATTTTCCTGTTGCCTCGCGCAAAGCGTTTTTATAGATATCGGTAAGCTTTGCGGGGTTCAAATACGTGTCGAAGAAGCTTGCGGCCTCGATGATCGCGCTTTTTGCACCGTTGCTGAAATTAGACCATGTCTTGCTCCACGCCTCATCAAACTCGCGCGCCTTTGCGACCATTTTCCCTTCGGCGCTTTCATTGAATTTGACCGCCTCATCTGCCGCGCGCTTGATTGCATCACCGCCCTGCGACAAGAACCGCACCCAATCCATAGTTGCGGGCAATCCCATCTGTTGCAACAACTGCAAGCGCTGCTGGTCACTGCCGGCGTTCTTGATCAGGTCCGCGGCTTTTTGCAAATAGCCAGTGAAAGTCTTTGCGCTCTGTCCGTTCGCGCGGAAGATTTCGGCGAGTTGTCCCATGTTATGCTGCGCGTCGTAAACGACCCCGCCGAAATGATCCATTGCTTTTAGGAAATCTGCCTGGTCGATTCCCTTGAACGCGGCGGCTTGCTGCAGACCATGCAATGCATCCGTGGTGGTGTTGGCGGTACGCGCGGCGTCGTCAAACGCCTTAGCCATGGCTGCCACGGACGACACGGCGAGGTATGCCCCGCCAGCCACCGCCGCAATGCCGCCGACCACAAGAGCGGTTGGCGAAAGTATGCTGGTGACAGACCCAACCGCCTGCTTGAACGCGGCACTGATTCCACCGGGACCGGACGCAGCATATGATAGGTGATTCAATTGCTGCGTGAGCACCTGAGTCGGCGGCATGCCGAGCGCGATACCCTCGACCATGCTTCGGATCGAATGTTGTGCGGCCATTGCCTGAGTGGATAGACCGGCATGCGACTTGGAAAGGTTGTCGGCAGCGGCAGCGGCAGGCTTGGCAGCGGCGGCAAGACCACCAAGCGCCGACGTAGCGGCAACCGTTTGCGAACTATCGACCCTGATTCCAAGACTGGCAATATCCGTCACTGAATACCCTTTCGCGGGCTTACCGTTGCCGCTCGGCGGAGGACGTTCAAGACTTCAACGGCTGGTAGCGGTTCCGTCTTTTCGGGTTCGGGATCCGGTGCGCCGTGTATCGCGCGCAACTTTTCAACGAGTCCCTCATAGGCGAGTTCGATCGTTGAAATGGAAGTTTCGAGCGTTTCGCGCTCTGTCCAACCGAGCCAACCCGTTCCAATTTTCAACAGCCGGTCGTGATAATCGGACCGGCTCAAACGTTTCCCGAGTCGGTCTCCGCGTTCGTCACCGGCTGCGGCTCGCGCCCGCCAGCGCTCAACCATGCAAGATATTCCATGAGGGGTTTCAACAGCGTGTCGTAACCGGCATCAAAAACCGCATCCTCGACGTCCTTGCGCTCCATGCCGAGCCCGGCCGCGGCGACGGCGGAAAACGCCTCGATATCGAATTTCATCAGACGCGGGAACGCTTCGCTGAAATTGCCGAAAAAGGCATTGATTCGCTTGGATGCGCCGAGCGAATATTTGAGCGTTCCCAAGGACGTTTCCACGCCGTCAGCCGTGGCGAACTTGAAACGCGGCGGCTTGTCGGACATCATGATTCCTTCGGGTTTCGACAGGGTAGAAGTGAATGCGGCTGCGTTACCATACCGCATTCACGTTAAATGTCAACGGTTCCCGGGTACTATCAAGGCAGATGGGACGTTTCGACGATCGAACCGGACTTGATCTCAAGAACCGCCTTCGCCATGATGACGTTATCCGGTCCGCCGCGCTCGGTGGTGAACGACATCACCTTGGCCTTGAATGTGATCGTGGTACCCACCGGAACGCTTGTGCGGGTATGCACGCCCGATTGAGTGCCGGTCGTAGTGATCGCAGCGCCGCCCGGGGTGGCCGACAGATTGTAGGTGTTGGTAGTCGGCGCAAGAACGTAGTAGGTCGTTGCGGCAAGGAAGCCGGTCGGCAGTGCACCCGTGGTGGAAAGTTGCACGGGAGTATTCGCCGGCAGACCGTGCGCGGTGTCGGTGATTACTCCCGGCGCCGCAATCGTCATGGTAACGGTTGCGGTCGTGACCGGTACGTCGTCGTTGTCCACGACCTTGAAGTTATAGTCGAAGTCCGAGTCGCGCGCGACCAGCGCGGCGGCCTGTCCAGCGTCGGACAGATCCTTACCCATGGAGACGGTCACGTTACCGTCGTCATAGGAACCCTTGAATTTCTGCACGCCGCGCGAACCGAGCGGCGAGTATTTCACGGTGTTGTAGACGCGGCCGAATTCCGAAATCGCCGTCACTTCACCGATTGCGGTATACGTGTCGGTCGTCTGGTTCGTCGCCGTGGTGCCGATACTGAGAACCGCACCGGCTGCGGTGGAAACGCCTGTCGCCATTGTCTTAAAACTCCTAGTCGATTACGAGATATGGGATGCTCACGGGAAACCGAATCCACGGCGCATCCTTTACCGCGGCGGCAATCGAGGGGATTTTGTTGATCTTGAGGTACCGCCCGGTCGACAAGGCGATTTTCGTACCTTCATAAAACCGAGCCGCGACCAATGCAGCAAGGCGAATACCTGGTGTCTCACCGCCACCGTCCGGAATAAGCGCGTCGACCTGGAAAATCCCCGCGAACAGATCGGATTGATTGAACCCGAGCGCCGGACTATTGACGTCCGCACGCAGCATTGACCGCGCCTCGATATATGCAACACCGGGTGTCGGAGTAAACGCAACGAACGGATACGCGATCAAAGCGCCTTTATAGCTGCCGCCCTGAAGTCGAGCGCACAGCGCCGCTTGAATGATCTCGTCGATTGTCAGACTCACTTTGGCACCTCGCTTGCGGCTTTCGTGACCACCGCGCCGAACTCTTGCAACGTCAAACGCACCATGCCTGCGGGGGCTTGTTTCGAGTGGCCGTATTCGAGCGCTCGCGCATATGCGAGGTTGTTGACAAGCGTAATCATCTGACCAGCGCGCAGTCCGAGCGTCGTTGCGGTCGCCTTCGCAATGGTCGCGGTGCCGGTTTTGTCGTCGAGCGCGAGCGTACCTGACGGAATAGATTCAATTGCGACTTGCCAGTTGCCGCGGAAGCGCCCGGTATCGACAGGCGATTTCAGAATCACACGCGTGAATATGTCGAGCGCGATTTTCCGAATGACCAGATCAATATTGCCCTTCGCCTTTGCGACGAACCGGGAAATATCGAGTTCGAATGAGCTAATTGCCACGGGTCAGAACCTCAACTGACAATCATACATGACGGTCACGCCTGCCGGATTGATCGGCTTTGCGATGACCACGGGCACCGCGACCCCGCCGACCAGGAGTTTATCCGGTGCGGCGATTCCGGTAATACCGAGTGCGGTAAGCGGACCGGCAGCCACGAGCGCGCGACGATCGTTCGCTTGAATGTCACTGTCCTTGCGCTGCTGAATCGTGTAGTCAACAATTGCCGCTTTCGTGACATAGTCGGTTGGCGTTAGCGTCGGTTCCCACGCGGTGCCGGACGCAACCACGCGCCGCAGCGAGACCGACTGACCGAAATCAGAAATCAGTTCGTCCGCGTCGTCGCGGCTTTCCAGGTAGTCGAACGGGTCGGACGTGGTCACGAGCGCACCAACTGCGCGTTGCCGGACATTGAACCGGGGTTGCTGGTGACAAGCCCGTTCAACAGCCCCTCAATCACAACATATCGATCGATGGCCGGCGCACCGTCCATGTAAACGATATCTTTGCGCAGCGGTCCCACGCTCTTACCGATGCTCTTGATTGCCCCACCGCGTACCAACCGCGGTTCAAGTGTGACACCTTGCACGACAAGTAACGCAGCTTCGCATGCCGCATTCTTGATCTGTTGCGGTACGGTATTGATGGGGATCGGCCACCCATTCAGGTCGAGCAGTTGTTGCGTGTAACCGCGATAGTAGCCGCGCAAGCCGTCCACGCGCGGCCAAGCAAGCGATTGCGTTTGGTTGGTGTTGAT